GTAATCTTCTGCGCATCAGCAAGCAGCCTCTGCATCTCTGTTTTGGTTCCGCCATATCCAAGTTTCAGGTTGTCGAGCATGGTATAGTTCTGCTTTGCGAAACCCTGATAGGCATACTGGATAAGCTCCATGGATGTTCCCATCTTATTGGAGTTATCTGACATATCCGTCAATGCCTGATTAGCGGATTCTGCGGCTTTTGCAGTGTCTCCTCCTAATGACTGGAGCAATGATGCTGAAAAGCTCGTAACCTGTTCCATATAGGAATTGGCGGAAACGCCTGCGGTCTTGTAAGCATTCGCAGCATACTGTTCAACCGTAGCTGCATTATCCTTGAACAGAGTCTCGATTCCGCCTATGCTCTGCTGCAGATCCGCTCCGGAAGTGATTGTGTCCTTAAGGACCTTTCCGATTCCAGCGGTGGCAATAATTTTTTTGAGTTTTCCGACAAGGTTAGACCCTACAGACTGACCGGCGGAATTACCGGCACTCGTGGCCTCTCCTCCAAGGGCGTTCGAAATAGAACCCTGTATTCCTCTCGCGGAAGGTACGATTTGGACGTATGCTTTTGCTAATTCAGTAGCCATTAGTTACCCCTTATCAGCCGTTCTCTTTCAGCTTCAAACTCTTCTCCGCTTCCAAACACGGTATTACTGTTATTTCTTTCTTCTTGCTTCCCGTTCATCAGAACTGGGAGAAGCATATTTGGACGGTTCTCTCCGGTCTGAGCATCTTTCGACATGGACCATACAATCAGCGATAATCTGTCAACCGCCGCTGCTATGAGGAGCGTATCCTGCGCGGATTTCGAACCGGCTATATGCATCTTGATTCTGGAACTGTCCCTCAATCCGACAACGAGCGTTGCCAGCATCTCTACCGGCAGCGCCCGATAATCGAATATTCCGTATGTTTCGGCAAGGTCGCAGATGACTGCATCCCTGTCGGCTCCTATCATTCCGGAGAGGGTAAGGATTTTTTTCCTTTTTCTCCAAATGCCTGGAAGACATCCCGGATCTCGTTGCTTATCGCCTCAACCGGGACCCTTCCGTCTTTTGTGCGGACATGGTCATAAAGTGCTTTTCTCGTTTTGTCCGTGAAAATCATCTTCATCACCTTTGACAGCGCAATCGGGTTTTCTTCCATTTCCGCGAGTGCGTCTACCAATTCGATGTTGTCGATAATGTTTTCATTCAGCTTGAACGAGAACCCGGTAGAAGTCTTTCCCTCTATCATGCTGCAGCCCCTTTCTTGATGTACTCATAATGTGTCTGGCCTGCGGTATCCGGAGACGCCGAGATGGTCGTATCATATCCGACCGCATCGGAATCCTTATAGACGATATCCCCGACTGCCGTTACATTCGCAGACGGAACGACGATACGTTTGAGTACTCCGCCTCTGAGGATCATTTCAACTACCCAGCAGCAGGAAGCCTGTTCCGTGCTGTTTGCCTTGACTGTGATTCCGGTATCGAGCGTTCCTGTCACGTTGTCATCGCCATATACGGCCTTCATGACTTCAACGTTCAGTCCTTCAATGAGCTTGAATTTGAATGTATCGTCCTTTGACTTCTGATATGCGTAGACCGTGTCTCCGCCCCATGCTTTCAGCTTGTCTGATTCCGGAGAGTTCGAGTTCGTAAGTCCATCTTCGCTGACATACCCAAGTGCCTTGAAAGCTGCATCCAAAGCGGTTGTCGCGTCTGTCGGAAGTGTAGTTCCAAGAGGTGCTCTGTAAATTGCACCGCCTACTTTCGGCTTTCCTACTGTTACGTTAGTTGCGTCATTTGCCATGATTGTGGCTCCTTTCGTTAATAGTGAATAATGTCATAGACAGCTTGATATCTGTATTTCTTCATAGATGTATCCGTATAGTTGTAATCGCTGTTCAGCGATACGCTTCCGATTGAATCAAGCGTGTCTATTTTGTCCATGAGCTTCTTTACAGAAGCATTAAGCTGTGCGGCTCCGTACAGGCTGTCGGAATATGACTGAATAGCGAATGTCGAGTCGTCTATCCTGTCGTTTCTTCCGCTCCCTGTCTTTTCCATAACGACAAAGTCTCCCTTTATATCGTCCGGAAGCTCCATGTATACCGGTACGGAAAGTCCGCTTGTTAAATAATTCAATACAGTCTCTTCAATCATCTCAGCGCCTTCAGGATCGTGTTGTTCTTTGAATTGTCTCGTTTCGCTTTTACGGTATCGGCATAGACCATTGCATTTACACGAGTCTTACCTACGCGGCTATCCATTTCATAACCGTCTCCGCACCGGCTTCTGATTTCCTGCGCATGCTCTTCGCATATCGCTTTCATTTCATCCGATTTCAGGAGAGCCTGTATCCCTTCGCTGTTGAGAACGACGTTAAGATTTGACATATTTCTCCACCTTGATTTTCTTGTTCCATGGTATCGCTGACGGTATGTTCTCCTCGATCAGCTCCGTAGGAAACCCGAATGAGTGCCATGAATCCCCAAAGAAGTCTATCCTTCTGTCTATCCATTCATGGGTATCTCCCTTTGGTATGCTGAGTTCATATACCTCATGTTTCCCACTCAACTGGTTCTCGTTGACTACCGCGTCAGATGATACCGGGCTGATAAGGACATTGCTCACGACGACAGGCGTCTCCGTATATACCGGATGGTTAAACCCGTCTTTTCCGCTTTCTACCTTGTCATATAAAGTGACGTCTTTCCCTTTAATCATCGCCATAGAAATCAATCACCCCATATCTCTGCCTTGTGAGTCCCAGACGCGCCAGTTCCGACTTCTTGATGAACAGACCACCTCCAGGAACAAGGAAAGTCCCGGACGCACTGTATCCTCCAGCCGCCTGGCTGAACTGCGTCACTGGCTCCTGATCCGTGGATGTCATCAGGGTGCGAGCAACTACGTCAACCGTGACTGATCTTGCAACTTCCGCGAGGTTAGAGTCCAAAGAAATCATCATGTCAAGATCCTTACCGGCTTTAATTGCTTCTTCCCGTAAGCAGGCAGATATGATTCCGATTAGCTTTGTCGCACGCGTCTGTTCTTCAGATGTCAATGTCCTCCATAAAGCCTGCACGTCATCGACGGTCGCATAGTTTGCTGCGCTCATTTTTTCACCGGTTTACCTTTCTTTTCAGGTGCTTCTTCTTTGACATGAGAAGAGGCCGCCGAAGCGACCTCAACCCAATTCCCACCGGACACTTTGCAGGATGTCTCGATTTCAGCTCCTGTTACTGTGTTCCGTAATTTCATCAGGCACCAGCCTTGATGAATGCGAATGCCGTTGCATCAAGGATGCCCCAGCCGAGATACATTTCAGCACGGAGATAAATCTGATTGTGTCCCTTCAGGTCTCCGAGATCAGCGTCGTTATCCGGATTGCCATACTGGATGACTTCAACCGGGATCTGCTTTGCGTATCCCCATTTGAAATAATTGGCGAAATCGCCCACCAGTGCGCGGTCTTTGCTGGAATTTGCGCTTAAGTTCGATGTAGACTGCGCCGTCAGGCCGTTCAGTGCGCTCGGCTTATTGCCCCACGCAAGTTCCGGATACATCTTTGCTCCGCCGGTAGTGACAAGCGCTGCCAGTGCGGATCTGAATGCCGGTGCCATTGCGATTCCGGTCACATCGTGATCGCTTCCCTGAACGAGAGCGATTGCAGCTTCAACTTCTGCATCTGCAGTTTCGGAAGCCTGCGTGATTGCCTGCGTAATAGCTTTATCGAAATGGTTGTCACCGATGACGGCGGACGCTACCGCAGTACGCGGATTGATTCCATGGAATGCCATCAGATCAAGACCCTTTGCTGCCTTCTTCGCGAATCCATCGCTGAATGCCGTCAGGTAGTCAAGCTGCAGGTCTTCCGACGCATACATGAATTCATCGGAGATTCTTGCGCCATATTCAATTTTGATTGGAAGGATCGTGCGCGGCGTAATCGTCGCCCCGCCTTTAGACTTCGCGCCGTTTTCAGCGACAACGTCCACTTCCTTGTCGAGCTGGAATGTGAATTCCTTCTGTCCGTTGAACGGGATTGGTGTAGAAGCGCAGAGATTTGCCAGCGCGGATGCACCGGTTGTCTTCTGAACAAGCTGCGGAACCAGTTCTTCCGGGAATAAACTTCCTTTTGTTAAAATGTCACCCATTGTTTAATTTCCTCCTGTTAAATTCTTCGCTAGATTTTTAAGTGCTGACTTCTTTGGATCTTCAACTGTAGTTTCTGTCGACTTGAGCGGAGCGACGTGTTGTGTGCCAATAAGTTTCGACAGAGATTCCGCATCCTTGCGGATTTCGTCCTCCGTCTTACCCGACAGCCTTCCTGCAAGCTCGTAAGGGATTCCGACTTCGTGAGCAATCCTAGTTTTTACCGAGCTGGACTCGTATTCGCTCACCTTTGATTGCAGATCCGCGAGTTTTGTATCGTAATCTGCATATTTCTTTCCGGAATCCTCAATCGCTTTGTTGAGTTCTCCAATCTGTTTCTCATATTCAGTTGTCTTATTCTTTAGATCCTCGTAATCACTGTATTTCTGTGAGATTGTCTCTTTCTCACGTTTGATTCGTTCACCAATCGCAGCATTGAATTCTTCCTGTGTGGTGATAGGTGTAAAATCTGCCATAAAATCCTTTCTTCCCAACTTGACCCGGTGGTATCGGTAATAAAAAAACAGGCCTTTCGGTCTGTCTATCAACAAGATATCTTCTGTTTTTTCCGTACTTTCTTTTCAGCGCATTGCCACAGCGCAAGTATCATGCTTTCCATCAGTGCTATATCGGATGTATCCTTGATTGACTTATATCCGAATCCTCCGTTCGAGCCTATCGGACGCTTCTCGCAGTTGCTGACCGATTGTGTGAGTGACGGCTGGTCCATGTGACAGATTGTTTTTGCCGCAAGCATCTGCTCAAACACCGCATTTGCTATAATGACTTCTTTGACTGTTGGAAGTATCGGCTTTATCAGCTTTTCTTCTCTCATTGCATCAGCCAGGATCTGCTGACCATTTGCACCGTCAATGACAACCTGATCGACGTCTGCTGTCTTCAGGAATTCAATTATCCATCCGACTCCAGCTCTCACAGGCCTGCAGTCAATTCCCTCTACGAATATCTTACCAGCATCCGTATGGACCGCTACAGACATCGCAACATTCGTTCCGTCCTTCCCATACTTGATTCCGATGTAGAGGTGTCCTGAGAATACCGGAAGCGTGTCAGATTTCAATTCTTCCCATTCAGATCGGCTGACTGCTGACTTAAGGTTGTATCTAATCCAGAATCCAAGACGCTGGATGTTGAAATCAAGTTCATCAGGACCGATTTCATCAGCAATCTTCCTTTCAGTCAGGATAACCCCAAGCGATGGATTTGTTTCATACCAGGATTCCCGGTCATGCGGATCTGTCTGCTTTTCAACCGACCATTCCGCCCATCCGGTATTTTCAGTATTCCCTTCGAGGGCTTCATCCCGCATCTTCATGAACACGGTTCCGGAGCTGACGGCTGTCGGAGGTGTTCCGCAGAATATCGTCTGTGGATTCATACTGTCGGACACGACATACTTCAGCGCGGTTTCCTGCGCTCCGGTATATTCCTGCGCTTCATCAATGATTAATAGGTCGTATCCTTCTCCAAGTCCTCCGCTGTCCGTCCTTGTACGGAATGAAACAGAACCTCCATCCGTGATTGTTATTGTTTCCAGTCCGAACTGCTTTGACGTCCGGTAACTTTTCTTCGGAGGCTTATCGAATTTCTTTTTCCGTCCAAGTTCTTCATATCCGGCGTTTGACAGGAGCCTGCATGTCCGCGCCCATTCTGAATGCGATGTTGTCGTTCTATGGGATGTATAGAGAACATTTTCTTTGAGTTCAATGATTCCATACATCACGCGTATAGCTACGATTTCAGATTTTCCGTTACGTCTTGAAACCGCATATCCATACTTTGTATGCGTCCACAGCCCGTCATCATTCACAGCAAGGATGTTATTGATCTGAATTCCCTGCCACTCCAGCGCGGTTCGTCCAGTTTCCTGGTACAGTTTTACTGCGTCTGGCCCTTTTGTTTCCGAGTACGGAATTACCACGGATTGAGTTGGTGTCTGGCGTCCTAAACGAACAGCCATACGCTCACTCCTTCCGCTATGTTGGTTTGTCCGGAGAACGACTCCGGTGCATCGTTGTTTTCATCATTTACCCTCCATGATTTCTTTTTCTGCTTTTTTCTTCGCCCAGGTATCAATACGTTTCTGACGTGCGGCTGCTTTTCGTTCTGATGCTGTCGCTTGCATTTCTTGCAAATGCTGTGCTCGTTTTTCTTTGGACATAACGTAATAATCTTCATACATTCCATGAACGACTTGATAATTACGTTTTCCTTCTTGTCCACTATGAACGGAAGTTTTCTTATCGCCAGCAACATAATCGACAGTGCATCTGCAGTTGTCATGGCGTCTGTAAACATCTTTTGGCACATCGGGATAAGTGTATGTCCCGACAACAGACTCGCACCAGTCGCAGCACTTGAACGCCGATTTCCGTACAATCTTCGGTGCCATTCCCGCTTTACCCTGGAATTCGATGTTTTCCTTCAAAGTGTCATCGGCAACTGACATGGTAAAATTCGTTACCGGCTCTCCAAGAATCCATGACACGTCATCAAATGTTCCTTCGGATGAAATCCGGTTGATGATTCCGTCAATCTTGTCCTGGTTCAGCACGGCCTTCTGCGCCTTTAACCCGATTCCCGCAGCATCGTTAAGACTCTGCTGGACATTCTGCGCAACATCAGACACCAAGTCATAATTATTCTTAAGCGTCGGCTGCAGAATACGCTGCGCAATATTGAAATACATCTTTCCATCAGGAAGTATGGATGACGATATGTTTCCCTGAAGCGCTTTTGACAGAAGTTCTCCGGTAATCTGCGCATATTTCAATGATTCCTGATAAGTCGCAGTCCCTTTGCTCACTTTTGACAAGAGGCTCTTGATGCGGCTGTCAGCGTCATACAACCGCTTGAACGCACTTCTTATTTTTTCCAGAAGCGCAGGAGCAATATCATCCATTTTTTACCTCATTCGCTTCAATCCCGGTCAGATCCCGAAGATTATTCGCTCCGAAGTATCCCGGGACAGCCTGGTTGATTTTTATCGCACCGTCACCAATTCCTGACAACATCGCTGCATCCGGTTCAAACAGCGGTTCCCATTTCGGTTCTGTCATATATACCACATCTCGCTGATATGGATATTTGTCTCTCATGCAGGCTGCCAGATAACCTACATTCAGGAATCCGCTTCCGAACGTCCGCTGCGCTTTTCGCGCTGACAGTCTCAAGTTTTCATGCGCGGCCTTGATAGCTTCTGCTGATGACGGATTTTCTGACGGGAATCCAAGGTCATCCAGCGTTAATCCGGTTTCACCAGAAAACAGACCGGCCAGCATCCTGATCTGATCCGTATACGGAGTCATGCTCTGCTGCGTAAACTGTCCGAGTGATGGAGAATTTCCGTCATCATCCTTAGTTATCTGCAGGAACGACGAAATCGTTGCCTGCCATTTATCCATCTGTTCAGCGTCCTGTGACAGTCCCGTCATGTATTTCTGTGGGAATGAATAGAATTCAGCAGAAACTTCTGCCCTTTT